TACCTCCTGTTGAAACTGAGCCACCACCTGTTCCCATTCCTGAAAGATCATACGATGGTCCACTGCTTTTCCCTAAAATTTCTGTAGCAGCGTTTTTACCACCACCTTTAAATAAACTTGTAATTCCACTCATGGCATCACTACCTAAAGCTTTAGCACCTTCTAAACCTTGACCAAAATAATTCCCCGTCCCTGGAATCATACCCACTAGTTTACCACCACCATACATCATGGCACCTTGTTTTAACGCATCACTAATACTTCCTCTTTGATCAAATCTACCAATACCACGCATTGCAGCTGCAAGACCTGGATTAAAAGGTGCAACGAAGGGAGCAGCTTTGACTGCTATGTCTGCTAATTCATTAGGTATTGCTTTTCGAATAGCTCTTTTAGCAGCTGATCCGGTAGGTATAATATCATCAACAATTTTGTCTTTTACGCCACGTAATTTTTTTTCTATTTTTTTAAAAATACTCATGCTGTTATACCTTTAATAAAAAACATTACACGTTTTTCAATAACCAACCTTGAGTAGCGTCTGCATATACTAATGTATTAGCTGCTCTGTTTGTGTTGATTATTAAATCAGAACCGGACCCTTGAATGTTTTCTCCGTTTCTACCTATTGTAATATTGTTTGTAGCTGCAGTTCCTGCATAGTCAACAAATGCAACTTCATCACCTTGAGTTGGAGTTGCAGGTAAAGTTAAAGTTACCGCTCCACCAGATGTGTTTACAAAAAATCCTTGTGATGCAGTTGCTGTAGTATTTGTAGTTATGACAGGTTGCCATGATAAACCACCACCAGAAGGCGCAGCAAGTGTAATATCTGTACCGTTAAATGTTAATACATCATTAGCTGATGCTCCTGATTGTAATCCAGGTATTCTTAAAGAGGTTACGTTAGAGTTACCTATGGTAACTTCGTTTGAAACTGTTGCACTTGAAGGTTGAGCACTAGCACCTAAAAGTGTATTATTTTGTCCATTTGTAAGCGTCGACCCTGCACTAGCACCAACAGCAGTATTTCCATTTGATGTAGTATTATCTAATGCCTGATAACCAACACCAGTATTTGATGAAGCTGTAGTATTTTGTCTTAATGCTTCACGTCCAACTCCTACGTTATTTCCACCGGTTGTAGTTCTTAACAAAGTACCAGTACCTACAGCTATATTTCCAGTACAGTTTCCAAAATCTCTACCGGCATTAGTACCTAACGCCATGTTACCAAAACCTGATACACCATTTGCAGTGTTTGAACCTATTATAGGTCCGTTATTAGTTCCGCTAGGAGCGTTAGATTTAAGTAACAAACTTCCGCCAGTAACATTAATCGTACCTTGACCACTAATTCCTTGATTATTTAAATCTAAGTTTCCACCTAATTGTGGTGTTGTATCATCTACAACTGCTGCAATTCCTCCTGCAGGCGCAGCTTGGAATGTAGGTGCAGAACCCGCACCATTTGATGTTAAAACCTGTCCTGAGCTTCCTTCTGAAATTGCTCCAAAAGTACCACCATCATTTGTTTGAACTTGACCGTTTGTTCCTGCAGGATTACCTGCTGAATCATTAACCCAACTTAAACCACCATTACCATCAGTAGAAAGTATCTGACCTGCAGTACCTGCACCATTTGGAAATGTTAAAGTTGTGTCTGATGTAATTGTATCAGGAGCTGCAATAGCTAAGTACTTTGCTTCGTTAACATTCTTACCATCTGTTAAACGAATTTCTCCTTTTTTGTCGTTAAGTCCTACTACTACTGGACCTGTGAATGCTGTTGTTTTTTCTGCCATAATTTTATCTCCTTATTTTAATATTTTATGTGGCGTCTCCTATTCTCATAAAAGTCATAAATGTTCTATTAGCGTTACTGTTTCCTTCAAAAAAAGAACCTGTACTGGGATACATTCCAAATCTACATTCAAACGTAGCTGCGTCGGTAACATTTACAAAACTAGTTCCACTTGAATTTTGCATTTCACTTCCACTAGCTGGTCTTCCCAGGTTTATCATATTTACTTGTAACCAACCACTTGACCCACTATCAACTTCGATGAGTCCAAAACTAGCTCCCGCTCCTGAAAATATATTTCCTTGTACAGTAAATGTTATATTATAAACTCCTGTCTGAGGAAAAGTAAAAATTCCCGTAGGTTGATCAAAATTTACACCACCGCCAACAGTCGCAAAAAGTCTATCATTTCTTTCTAAATTGTTTGCAGCTGCTACACTACTTGATTGGTTTGATATTAATCTATATTGATCAGCAATTGTTACACCGGCACCTGGTATTGATCCATATTTAGCGTCTGAATAATTCGTCATAATAAAATATACCTCTATTTTAATTTTTGATCAAGTTTATACTGACCCTATTGGTGTTGTTTCCTGATCTTCTCTGTTTACTTGCATGGCGGCGATTGTACCTTGTACTCTACCGGTTGTATTTGTTGTAAATACTAATTTATCTCCGCCTTCTAGCACAAGTGGCCCTGTAAGTAAATTTAAATATTGACCTGAAGTTAAAGGAGTAGAGAACACTATTGTTTGACTTGCTACGTAGTTTCTACCCGGTCCTCGGTCTAATCTAACCTCTATATTAATAGTGCTACCACCTGTATTATTTACGTAAAAAGCGTTAATAATTGAGTGTGAATCTGTTGGAATTCCATACACTGTTTGCTCACTCGTTGTTGGAGTGAGGTCGTAAATCATATTTTTAAAACTTGTTGCCATATTTTATGATCCTAACTTATTCTTGCATTCCATATACAGTTATTTTTGTATTTGAAGGAAATCTATTAGAACTATCATTAGTTCTTAGTCTAAATCCATCTGGTTGATCATCAAAATTTATAATACCAGAAAATCTACCACTTATCCAGTTGGTGTTGTTACTACCGGCACCACCACTAAAATGTCCATAATAACTTGAAAAAGTATTTGTATGATTACCTAAATTTAAAAACATTCTTAATCCAAAAGGTCTATTGAAACTTTCTTGTGGTAGTTGTGAATCATGTATTACTACTTCATTTACTTGATAATAACCATTTTGACCTGTGCTTCCTGAATTACCTGAACTAGATAAAAGTCTTTGAAAGTGGCTATCGTAACTTAGTATTTCTTGGTTGCCACTACGAAGAAATCTTGCCGAGGCAGAACTAAAAGCTGTTTGTGTAACTACTGAAATGTTTTCACCAACTATCAAATAACTTGAAAATTGGGAATTAAAACAATTTTGTAGTGTTGTGTCGTTTGAAGTAGTACTTCCACCTTCTACAAAACCTGTTTTTACCAAATTTGCACCCGGTATAATTCCATATTTAGCATCTGAATAATTTGTCATAATTTTATCTCCTTGTTTTAATTAATTAATCCTTAATATCCTGTTGCAATAGTATACCACACATCTCTATAACCGAAAGCATAACCACCGTCTCCAAAATAAACAAGTGTTCTAGCAGCACCAGTACCAAAACCACCATTCATTGTTATGTATCCACTACTATAACCGTCTATAGTAACTTGATAACCATCTGAATCAAATCCTGCTTCAACTCTTGCATTAAATTCATTTATAACTATTCCTACTTGACTTCCTACCGGTGGATCAAAAGGCAACAAAAGTGTTGTTTGATTAGGACCAAAATCAGGAGGTATTGGAGCAAAATAACCATTTGTAACAAGGTATCCTCTATCTGGATCTAATAAAAAAGTTGGAGCAATTACAAAAGGGTAACCGACACCTACTGTAGCATCTAGTCTGCTGTAAGGAAGTCCTCCTCCACTACTACCACCAACTTGAGCTGTAGCAGGGCCTGAAGGTTTTGCAGGTGCGTTACCTAAAAAATAAGATAACTGTTCTATCTCATTAAAAGTCTCTCCTTGAGGTTTATATTGAGCATTTAATTGTTGAATCACATTATTAATTGCTCTTACAATTTGTCTTTGATTACCAGCATCGTACTCTTCTGTAGGATCAGGAACTCTAATTGTAATAGCCATTATCTTCTACCGTCTGGTTGTATATCGATTCTAAGTGTACCATATCTCCAATTTTCACCATCTTCTGCACCAGGATTTTCTATTTTTATACTTAAAAACCTACCTCTCGCCCTTGTATCTTTTTTCTCTGTTGTAGATGTAACATCAAAAGAACTATAAGTTGATGTTGTTCCAGTATCAGATGGATATCTTTTTAATGTTAAAGTAACCCTAGCTGTTCCAACTAAAGTTTTAAAATCAGGTATAAATCTTCTCATAGATAAAAATACTTCACCATCACCTATTTGCGGATTTGATATATCAAAATCAAATGATTCAAGGTTAGATGTAATTCTAGTTATACTGCCATTTAAGTTTTCTTGGTCCACACCTATTTCATGATTGTATAAAATAGTTTTACCATATCCATTTGGTGCTGCAGGCTCACCTATAACTTCTGGAAAGTCTCCATTTGTAGTGTTATCAAAATCTGTTGCAAACGGTTTACTAAATACATTTGAATCAGCCCAAGAAGTTCTCGGTGTATTCCCTGTATACCAAACACCTTCTGCAAAATTAAATATTACATATCTGTCATTATAATCAGCTGATGAGGACGGATAATCCCATCTAACTTCTGTATATAAATTATTTACACCTGCATAGATTTGTTGACTTTGAGTTAAATCAACATCATCATAAACATAATCTTCAACAGAACAATCTAGTGTTTTAACTGATCCATCGTATTTAAAGAAACCTTTGTCGCTCATCCAATAAGCAACACCATCAACTTCTACTACTGCATTTTGTCCAAGCAATCCACAGTTAGTACCTACTTGTTCAAAACCGAACACAAAAGGTTGTCCGATGTGTCTCATTAAATATAAAGCGTTATCTGTCCAAATAAGTATTGCTTCTTTTGATTTAATAGCACCTACTATTTTTGTACCATCTTGAATTCTTTGTGAACCGGCAGAGTTACCTGCTGTAATGTCGTATGTGTTTATTTGTTCTTGTGAAGAAAATCTTACAAACATATCGTCTTGTGTTGATGGAACACCAACAGTTGTTTCTGTACCCATATGGATTAAGTGTCTTGTAGTTGGTGACACCATACTAATTCTAGTATTTGTTGGGTTTAAATCTGTTTCAAAACCTGTAGTTAATACAGACGCTCGCTGCCCGAGTGGGTTACCAGCGGCGGGGTTCCATGTAAATGTTTTACCATTTAAAATAGTTGCAACAAGTACCTGACCAAAGTTTGATAGTGACCATAAACCAGGAGGGGTATTAACACCATTTGTAGTCGCAGCTTCACCCCAATTATTAGCTCCACCCCAAACTCCTGTACCCCAACCAAAAGTAAATTGTTGTATTTGATTACCAATAGTTTCTAATGGAGTAACAGTTGCAGATCCTCCAGATAAAGTTTGTGATGCATTTGTAGTTTGTTCTACAGTAAATTCAGTATCAGATACTATTGATTTAACTTCATATAATTTATCTTCGAAATCGTCATCGTTAAATCCCACAGTAGTAAAAGATTCAACAGTTGCACCTGAATTTGCAGGTTGAACTGCAGTTCCATTTATTCCTCTAGTTAAACCTATTAAAGAAGTTACAGGGGTCGTTGTAGTTCTATTGACGGCATAATCGGAAACTGTTCCAGGACCAAAATTAGCACCCCACATATAATATTCATCTCCTAAAGTAGCTGTGCCACCGTTATCTGCATCTGATCTATATATGGCTAAATTACCACCAGTTCCTACAGTGGTAAAAGTAGTAGAACATCTATACCAACCGTTTCCAACGTTTGTTATTGTTGCAGTGTGTTGAGGATCAGTTGTTCCAACAGTTCCGTTTTGAATATCAAAATAAGTTTTATTTAAGACACCTCCTCCTGTCATACTAAAATCTTGTAAATAAATATGACTAATGTTCGACCCTGGTTTATATTTTGCAAATACACTAAAAGTGTTAACTCCTGGAGTTAAACCTGTAAGAGAGTTTCTAAAAACAGCTCCAGAAGATGTAGCTGCTAAATCTTGTTGTATTGTTTCTGCTGTAGTAGTTCCATCTGGAGCAACTTCTGTATTTGCAGTTACATTAGTTCTTGCTTTTCCCCACCAGGCATTATCAAACTCTTCTGTGTAAGCAAGATGATTTGTAAAAGTTCCTGTAAAGCTTAGTTGTTCACCTGTGTCTACTATTCTAACTGGATTAGCTGGTAAAAATCCAGCTGTACTTGTTAAAGGAAGACTAGTTTGTTCTGGTATAATATATTGTTGTAATGTGGTCGAAGCTAC